ACATCCGTGACTTCCCACCGTTCCGGTGAGACAGAGGATGCTACGATCGCCGATATCGCCGTAGCTACCAACAGCGGACAAATCAAGACCGGCTCCTTAAGCCGTTCCGATCGTATGGCGAAATACAACCAGTTGCTTCGTATCGAGGAGGAATTGGGTTCCTTGGCTGTTTATGGTTATAAGACTTATAAGAAGTAATTTTCATTATTTGCTTGAGAAATGGGGGAGTTCACCTATCAAGGTGGACTCCCTTTTTCTTTTTAGTGGAAAAAACGAAGCAAACCTACTAATCAATAGCCAGCCTGCTCCAAACATTTAATGATTATAAATCTATTGCCCTAAATAAGAGAGTGAATGTTGTATCTCTTCTCTAGAGACCGAGAAGTTCCTGTTCCCGGCCAATTTATTTAATACGAGTGTGCCTATGTTTTCTGCGCTTTCCTTATCCGGGAACGCAATTACCGTATCAATAGAGGGAATGGTGGGTTGGTAAATCAACACCTTTCCGTTCATCCTAATCTGGTACCCCCAGCCATCCCCCGATTGAAATGTTTGCAACTCCAGTTGCCGCCCGGGAGAAGACCCCATTTCTTCACNAAAAGTAACATGAAAATCCAGTTTGGTTTAGTTTGTTAGCCTTATATATGCTAAACTAAATTAAACTAGGTAATTATATACTACTTTACACTATCTCTAAAATAATAAAAGGACACATGATTATGTATCCTTTTATTATTCAATCGTTTTTCTCATTTTTCTTTCCTTCCCTTCTCTTTTAACATCTCAAGAAGGGTTTTTCTTAAAAAGAGGATCACGAGGATCTGTTTTCGGATTATAGCTAAATATACCTTTAGCTATTCCTTTCATATCTTCTTCTATGTTCGGATCTCCACATTCTCCCCTCATTATCTTATCATACAACTTATCTTGTATTGGAAACGCCTTGTCTAACATTTCCTTAAATTTATCCCAATCGTAACCCGAAGCTCTTCCCAGGGCCTCTATTGCAGCTAAATGTTCTTTTAGTTTAGGCTTGCCAAGATCTTCTGATAAAAACTGGTGATCTTTCTTAGACTTATGTCCTTTATCGTTTTTAGGATTCCTTGTTTTAAGTTCTTCAAGAACTCCCGGTCCAAGTCTTTTATAAACAATATCATTGATCCACTGGCCAACAACAGCGGGTCTCTTATGTATATTCTCCCAATCCCATCCCCTCATCTTGTAAATCATTTCAAAAAAACTGTCATTAAATATTTTCACCCATTTACTCGCCTCTTCTGTAAGGAATTGATTCAGGAATTTCTGTAGTTCGTCTTTCGCCCTATTCTTGTCTTCTTGATACCCTGTGGCTTCATCTACCAATGCTATGATACCAACTTTTGCGAGTGCCCTAACAATTATATCACATCTATTTATGACTGTTTGTTGATTGACACCTAAAGATGTTTTTTTGCTTAATGCACAATCTCTAGCATTAAGCATGATTTCGCAAATATCAGGTAATATTGTAGCTTCATAAGCCATTATTTTTCTATTTCCGTTAAAACAAGGAAACGACTTATCTTTTACCGATAAATAACCATCTGGAATACAGTCATTTATAGCCTTAGAAGATAGTATTTTTACTAATTTTGTACCCGATCTATCATTAGGATCGTCAAGCCCTAAAACGTTTTGCATGCCCGTAGTAGATAACACTCTTCTTCCATCCTCTAACACATAACAAGGAATCTTTAAACCATTAAGGTCTAATTCTCCTTCATACTTAATCTTATTGTCTATTTTTTCCATCGCATTAGTTTAACTGTGAATACCTTAATCGGTGTCCGATATTTTGCAAAAGTACGTCGAATCTTTCACATTCGGAAAGATGTTTGGTATTATACCTAAAAGCTGATGAGTCCACGTATCTTTGCAGATGTTTCCTAGACACCCAATGATGGACACCCTTCAATGTTCTCTTTAGGTGTCCCCAGAATCCTTCGATCGTATTAGTATGTCTATTCCCAATGACGTAAGCGCCTTTCTTATGATAGACAACACCGTGATCGTATAGGTTAGGATCTAAGTTTCTATAAGCTTGCCATTCATCAGAGAAGATGGTAGACCCCGGACATACAACATCATTGATGATCGGGATCAAGGTTCCGGCTTTCGTATCGCTAACAACCTTAGCTATAACAAAGCCTTCTCGTTGCAGCATACCAAATACCGGAACCTTGTCCTTACAACTCCTTCCCCTTGCGTTTCTTACCTTCTTACTACTATGCCTATTCTTATTCAATCCCCCTATATAAGTCTCATCTACCTCAACCTCTCCGTTTAGACATTGGCTGTCATCTATATTGAAACAATTTTGGATACGTTGCAACATAAACCAAGCCGTCTTTTGTGTTACGTTAATGAACTTAGCCAACTGAACGGAAGAGACACCCTTCTTAGCGTTTATGACGATATAGCAAGCCAACATCCATTTCCTCAACGACACTTTCGTGTTCTCGAAGATCGTGTTTGTCCGGACGTTGAAATACTTCCCCGTGTTCTTGCACTTGTATCGGTTTCCTTTGCATTTATAAACCTTTGAGTCTGGATCGTACGGAGACACGACATGATCGCCCCATCTCTGCCTCTCCAAAAAATCAATACATGATTGCTCGGTAGGGAAGAACTTCACTAACTCATCAATAGATTTAAAATGATTCATCTCAAACATAACACTCTGATTTTTACCCTATAAATATAATAAATTCGTTTCAAACCAGCAATCAAACTACAGCCCAATATAACCCCATTAAAATTATTTTAGTTTTAATTAGGATTGTTTAGAAATAAGATCGCTATATTTGAAAATAAACTTTAAATTTAATGATATGAAAAAAATAATTATAGACGGTGTTACTTGTTATAAGTATTTGTCTCCTATGACTGAAGTTTTTAATTTCATAAGAAATGATAAAATACTTGATGTCCATTTTTCATTTGAACAAATCTCTAATATATTGATACAAGAGGGGAAACAGATGGGAATACAAGTTTGTGTTAAGATCGGAGAAGAAATCAACGTGAGATCCGTGGGCTACTATGTAGACATATCTTGTATTTCATTAGAAACTTATCCTGTATTTGAAAAATTAGCTATAAGATTCTTTAATGAGTGCATTACCAATATAGGACTTAACACCAATACTATCAATAAGTCTAGAGATGATATGATTTCAAAATTAAAGGAGCAGTTAAATATTCAGGAATCATGATGTAATTTTTCCCATTTTG